ACGAGGTTAGCTTTAAATTGATTAATTGTTGCCATGATTTACCTCCTTATACGCTTGATTCTTGAGCTGATATTCCAGTTCCACCGTAAACTTCTTCAAAGTCTACGCCTGATCTAGAGGCTACAAAAGTTAATGTTATGAAGTTGATACTTCGAGCAGGTTTAACAAAAATACTTGCTACGAATTGATTTGCATCAACTACTCCCGAATCGTTATTTGTTTCGTCACAAATAACTGAGAAATCGTAAATTCCTTTACGACCTTGTACTTGTCTCAAGAAAGGTTCAATCGCTGCTCTAAAATTTGCTCTTGTAAATGAATCGTTAAATTCAAACAACTGAAATTTAGCTGCTGTTGATATCGCTTTCTCTAAAGTAATGAACAATCTACGAACATTGATTCTACTGAATGCACTACCGTCAGAAGCTGCTAGTGTTTTATCACCAAACAACAATGTTCCTTGTCCTGGAAATGTAACAATAGGATTAACTTTAGACCTATAAAGAAGGTCTCTGTTAGCCTTAGTCGGATTGAATGCCAACTTAGTTACACCAAATATTTGACCCCGATTAAATCCAGCTGGCGAATACCAACTGTCATGTGAATAATCAGTTCTAGCACACAGACCTGCTGTGGCTCCACTTGCTGGTACATATGCATATCTGTCATTGTACCTGTCGTAAATATATAGCCAATTACTGTCCATGACAGCATATGAGCTAGAGTTTATTGTTGCTATGTCGGGAGTCCCGTCATTAGCAGCTGAATAGCCGTCAATCCAATTGACAATGTTTTGAGCTCCGTTTACTCCGGAATCGACAACATCTGCCTTTATTGGGGAAAAGAGTACGACGCAATCTTTTCTGTCTTGAGCGATATTCATTAATTGATTGTAATAGCTTGTTGCTTCGGCTCTCGTTGCAACTGCCGTTCCCGAACCATTATCGGCTTGAGAAGTACCTGAAATCAATAACGAAACGTCTTGATTATCAGCACTACCAAAATATGTATCCCACGCAGTTATTTTTTGACCAGTAGTTGGTTGTCTACCATCAGCACCATCCGTAAATGAACGGAATTCAGGTAAAGTACCAGTACCAAAAGTAGTACCTGAAGCTGCAGTACCTGCATTACTCCAAGTTGAACTATGATCTAACCAATAAATGTATTTACTAGTATTTTCAATAACTGTCAAATAATAATTAGTTGCACCAAATTCGTCTTTTGCATCTGAGGCTTTTGAAACAGCTTCATATTTTTCTAAAACTGTGCCCACAACACCAGATATTGACCCATCTTCGTCTATGACTATAATATGTAATTCGTCTGTTGCACCTGCTGAAGAACGTCCACTTGTATAAGTTGATGTTCCTGGAGCTCCGTTAAATTGACGAGCATATTCCCACTCTCTAGATATACTAGCACTATTAGCAACATCTGCCGCTAATTTTTGAGTAGAATCATCTTCTTGTTCAATCGTAAGATCACCTGCACCTGCAGATCCAGAATCAAATGCAATAGCAGTGACTTTGTATCTTGTAGTGTCACCGCCAATAGCTGTGATTATATCACCAACAACAAATTTTTCTGCTAAAGTAACAGGAATTGTACTTCCTGCTATTGAAGCAGTTGTATTAGTTGTAGTAACACCGGTAGCTGCATAAGCTGCAGTACCACCACAAGAACTAATCTTTAAACTATTACCTAAAGTTCCTGCATATCTAGCGCCGTATTCACCTACGGCTGCAGAACCATCATTATAGTTTGCACGATAATGAGTTAAGTTTTTAATTAATAAACTTTGTCCAGATGTTGTAGTAGCATTAACCTGTGAGGTCGTTGCTATTCTAACTACTTTTAAATCAATACCATAATCTAAAAACATAGCCGCAGGATAAAAATATTCTGCTGCAACATTAGTAGATGCTGGTTCTCCGAATTGGTCAACAAGGTCTTTTCCAGAACTTACCGTTTGAACTTGTTCAGCTGGTCCCCAGCCAAAATGTCCACAATATGCTCCAGTAGAACTTGATACCGCTGGAATAACATTAGTAGCATCTATTTCTTGAACCAGTACGCCTGGCGAAACTTGAAATGCCATAATTTTATCTCCTAATTTTTCTTTTATTTCGAAATAAAATAAAATAATTATGATGGAATTATTCCATCATTAAACAGTATTTATAATTTAATAAATTTGTGAATCTTTAACAACGGTCCAAACATCTCCACCTTCTACAAAAACTTCAGGTTCATCATGAGATTTCGCGAAAAGTCCCGCTGGAACCATATCATCTTCGATCATTTGTTGTTGTTCATCATACAATAATTTTTTTAATTCTAAATCTGTTAAACTTTGGAAGAACGGTGTCGTTATAAACCATGAAAACAATACTAAATTCATTACCAAATCATCATGATTACCACCGTCAGCTGACCACGATTGGCCTTTTGATACAAATGTTACTAATTCATTAATGGTAAACTTATCTATTATTTGTAATTTGTTTTCTTCCATAACTTCTTTAAGTGTCGAACAACCAATCTGTTTCGTCTTTTTGGTCATTGTTACTCCAATTCCTGATCGTTTTACAGATGATTGTGTAAATACATTTTCGTATTCTATGTCATAAAATAATTGATTACATACAATTTGTCCTGAATCATTGTTCTCTATGATAACTAAAGCTTTGTTGTACATTGTAGCGTATCTATGTATAATGTCTGGAAACAACAAAGGAGAAATCATATTATCTCTATATATCCCTACTTGTTTGAATGGTTTTTCTGTTATATCTATAATTGTAAATGTTGAATAATCTTGACCCCTACCTTTAGCTGTGTCAACACACATAATATAAATATGATCTTTTATAGGCTCTTCATAAAGATATGTACTTTGTTTATACCAAACTGGATCATGTGCCTGTAATCCTAATAATGTATTAGCGTTAATAAGAGTATTACCTGTTCCTAAGAATGAATTACCGAATTCTTGTTCAAACTGTAATTCAGAAGTATTAGCTATAGTCATAGCCTTCCATTCTTCATCTCTACCAGGAACATCTTTCCAATGTACTTTAAAATCTTTATATTCATTTTGACCTTGCACAGCACCTTCATAAAGTTTATGATACATATTTCCTATACCATTCGCGGTAGATGTAATAATAACTTTTGATTTACCACCTGAAGTTACAACAGGATATGTAGATGTATAAAACTGTTCTGCGTTTTCTACAAACGCAAACTCATCAAGATACAATAAGTTTACAGACAAACCACGAATTGAATTAGCTCCCGTAGCAGAAGCTATAATTCGACTTTCGTTTTCAAATTCTATTGAACCTCTGTTTAATACTTTCGTACCGGGTTGTAAGAAAAACGGAATATGTTCCAACATAGTAGTAATTCTAGTCAACATTTCTCTTGCAATTGCACCTTTATTTGCTAGAATAGCTATAGTTTGTTCTGGTTGAAATAACAAATACCAAAGAAGAAAAGCACACGCTGTAATAGATTTACCAGATTGTCTACATGCTAAAACAACACTAAATCTGTTTTCGTCAAAATGTTCTATAAGTTCTTTTTGATAATCATATAGTTTGAATTTAATCAAACCTTCATCAAGTGAAATGATTTTTACATAGTTTTCTATAAAATGTATAGGATTTACCATACATTTTTTGTATTCTAATATCTGTTCTTCTGTCCACTCAGCTTTAACGCCAGTTCTTTTGACATTGATATTACCGAGGTAACCTTCATTCTTGTGCATGTTGTTTTAATAGTCTTTGTAATTCTGTTGATGAACCAACAAAAAGATTGTTTTGTACTTTGTTAGGCATACTATTGTCTTTATCTAATTCTTTCATTTTAGCTTGTAAGTCTATTAATTTTTCTGTTGTTTCACTAACAGTCTTGATTAATTGTCCTGCTACTTCATATACTCTTGGGTGTTCTGACTCTCTAGCTATGTCTAGAATGCCCTCTATAGCGTCCTGACCGCGTTCTACAAGACCGTAAAACACTTCACGACTATACTTGTAGTCAGAAGTTTGTTCTTGACGTTTATCATTATTCTGCAGTATACTTGGTAGATTCTTTTCGACTTCTACAATTTCTCCCTGAATGTCAAGAAGTTGGTCTAATTTTTCATCAACTTTACTCATACTAACTATTTATGATTATTTCGGATCGCTAGATTTATCGTCTGCATAGGTTATAGATGGCTGATCAAAATACTCTGTTGTTTCATTGTATGTAAATGTATCGTCTGGATCAGCACCTGATGGATTGGGAGTAACAACTTGTTCTACAACTCTGCCTGCAGCAGCTGTATTTGAAATGTCTCCTGAACCTTCTTCCATATAAGTTCTAGCTTTAACTGTTCTAATAATTTCTGAATCTCTAATAGGTCCATAGATATAATTTTTCATAATAAATTCTAAATCATATCGTAAAACCTGTCTAGTTATGAAATCACCTTCATATTCATCTGCTTGAGTTACACTTTGTAAAATAACAGGAATATCTCTTGTTTCACTCATATCAGGTATTGTATGAATGGTAACTGTATAATCTGGTGTAAAATACGGCATAATTTGTTCTATAATCTGTAATCCATCATCTGTATTTTTTACTAATACACTTAAACTAAATCCTAAATTATAAGGAGCTGGAGCGTATTGATATTGCATTCTTGTAGGGTCAGAAGATTTTGCTTTCTTATACTGAGTTTTTTTAGATAATTTTCTAGTAGGATCATATTCTATAGAAGTCATTTCAAACCCCATTCGTGGTAATGAAATAGCTGTTCTAGGAGTTCCACTAAGACCTAATTCGGCTGATTGTTGTAATCTAGCAATCCATTTTGCTCTAGGTCCATAAGCTAAAGGAACTTTTATTGTAGTTCCATCAGCTCTTTTAATACTGATATTATTAAACAATGTACCAAAAACTGATACACTTCGTTTAATTGTTTCGTGATAAAAATGAGCTCCAAACATTATGTGGCCTCACCAAACGGATTACCTTCAGAGAAATCTATAATTCCATCTGCGTCTGTTTCTATATCAAGATTGAACGCACCAGGATCAGTAGATATTGTTAAATCACTAGCAATTGATGTAATATCCCTTCTTGAAGCTAAACTATCTTCTACAATTATATGATCATGTGCTGATGAATCTGTAAGTGTTCCTACTTCTAATAAGAAGGAGTTACTTCCCTCCCTTCTTCCCCTCTCT